CTCAAGAAGGGAAGTAAAGCAGCAAACAGGAGAAAGTCTTTCTGCGCTCGCATGAGTGGCATGAGAAAGAGACAGAAAGCCAGTAACAATACAGGCAAGGATCGTCTCAGTCTTTCTTTGAAGAAGTGGAACTGCTAGTTGTAAAAGAAATCATCACCCTTCTCTCGTTTAATCATCTTCTCTGATGAAAAAACGTGTGTGTTTACTTTCCAATCTAAAGAAGGCTTCTCTATTGTAAAGGAAGGATCTCTCCACAAAGTTCTGTTATTTGGTTGAAGAGCATAGTTGCCACTATCAAGTTCAATTAGGTGAGCGTTCTTACGCTGACTAGGTTCGTCAGAAAAGGCGTTGTTTGTCCAGTCGAACGTCATTTTGTATTGTCCTTTATATAGCTTACCATCCTCACTTTTATACTGGCATCTGAGGTCTTCAAGAAAATCAAACTTGGTTACAGTAAACTCTTCACCAAAACAATCCCATAGTGCAACATTAACAAGCTCAGGTTTATCACAAGGTTTAGAACACAGAGCATGAACAGGTAATCCTAAGAATTGCATACCTGAGTCAGTCATTACATGAAACTCTAAAGCTCTCCCTGCTCTGGATCTCGCACCAAAAACCATAATTGGCACATACTCACCAAAGCCCCTCTCTAAATTATAAAAGAATTCTTTTCTTGCCAGACAGTAGAACTCTGGAATGCTTGCGTTGAGAAACACTATGCCAACTGTGACTCAGAGAATGATTCAAGCTTTTCTAACGTAGGCAACTCTTCAGAACTCTGTCCCAAATGACGATTCATTCCGAGAAGCGCATATCCCACAATATCTCTATAGGGATTCTCGTCAAAAGCAGAGGGATCGTTTGCCAACCTAAAAAGTTTATCAAGAATCCTAGCAATAGTAAGGAGATCGTCGTATTGATCGGTGTTGATTCCTTCTGGGAACATCTGACGTAGACACTCACCGCTCCTACCAAAAGAATCGCCATAAGCCCGTTGCTTATCGTGTACAAGATCTCCAACTGCATCTCCTAACTCTGAAAAAATATTACTATCACTCATTTGTTTTTTCCTTTTCTATTAAATCATTCCAATCCAAGGTTTCCATGTTATTCTCCAACTTATGAAGTTTAGCATAAGAAACCAAAGCTAATGCTACAATCTGCCTAGAGGAAACAGTCCCCTCAACAAGATTAGCATACATCTCAATATCATCAAGATAGTTACGAAGACCTAGAGGTATCTCTTTTACTCCTAGCATCTTACAAGCACAATCATGAATAAAAGCCTGTATCGCCATTAAAACCACACAGGAATAGGCTTGCCTAGTTTCTCAGAAACAATAAAAAGCTCTTCGTAAATAGCCTTTATAGCCATAGCTGAATCATAGTGTGCGCCTTCGCTTCCAATATGACCTTTCTTTGTGTGTGCATCAAGCATACGCTGATACTTACTTTCTAGTTCTTTTCTTTTGCTTTCTAAATCTTTCATAGCTCTAAGTTTATTTGTGTTCGGATTGAATCGAGAATCTTCTTTGTTTTTGCCGAGCAACAACCTAATTCCTGTGATAGTTGTCGGACATTAATCGTACCGCTCCCCTTCACAAGTTTTGGATTCTTCTCAACTGTACTGATTAAGTTTTTCTGCTCTTCACTAAGTTTGTCTTGAGTCCCTTGAAAGAAGTTGGTAAAGGTGGACACGCTGGAGGAGTCCTGATTTTCAGCCATCAAGATCTCATTGTACTCCGTAATGTCAACCGTATTCTTATTGATGTTGTATCTCTTGCTTATCCTTGCACCCTTCTTGTTCTTCAGGTTCCATAAACAAGTCTTCATGTATTTGTTGAACCCTGTGGTCCCCCAAAAATCATCAAAGGTCTTACCTTCCTTTTTTGCAAACCCTGATACCGCTTCCATTGTAGCGATCCTCAAGTCTTGTAGGTTATCATCGAAACTTGCGATAGCTATGTCACCAGAAATGTTGTTACAGATTGTGGTTAGTAGCCTTCCATACTTTTGGTCTATCAGCGACCATTGCTCATTCGTAATCATGCGAGTATTATACCACCAGAACCCTCTGAGTCAAGCATTTTTAGCGGAAATTTCATCCGTTGTTGCCATTTGAACTACTGTGACACCTGCTTTCTTTAACAGGTACAACGCTTCCATACAATTCTTATTTGTGTACAAATCACGATAGACCACTCGAACTATACCTGCTTGTGCTATGAGTTTTGCACAATCAAAACAAGGGCTACAAGTAACATATAATGTCGCGCCTTGGGATGAATTAGTAGAACGAGCAAGTTTAGTGATTGCGTTGGATTCCGCATGAAGGACTTCTGGCTTGGTGTAGTAGTGGTCAACATGGTCAACATATTCACAACTATTATCAAAGCCCCTAGGTGTTCCATTGTAACCCTCAGATATGATTTGTGTGTCTTTTACGATCAAACAACCAACCTTCCTTCTCTCTGCATACGAAAGAGAAGAAAGGCTTTCAGCCATTTGAAGGTAAACTTTATCTAGTCTACTTTGATTCGGCATCAGGTTGATTTACTTGATGAACTTCAATCTTCTTTACTGAATGGTCAGGAATGCTAACGGTAACACCATCGCTGGTGAGTAGCTGCCAATAACGCTCGCCTTTCAAATAAGTAAGGATTGAATACGTTTCAACGCTTCCATCCATATAATTAACAATAACTTCTAACATAATAACTCCTTAAATTTCTCTAACTTCAACAACCCAATTCATTGGGATGATAGCTGACCTGTCTTGCATCATTATTACTACATAATTTTGCCTTTTGTCAACTTTTACTACTTCCTCATAAACCCAGTACTCAACCTCTTCTGGATCGAACTGATCTATGTTTCTATGGATTTTAAACTCTAGTTTATGCACCTTAACATTATAGCTCAAAAAATGGTACACCCATCAGGACTTGAACCTGAAATCTACGGATTAGAAGTCCGTTGCATTATCCAATTATGCTATGGGTGCTTTTGTGTCTTGTTTTCATCTCAAGATATACAGGATTTTCCCGTGCATCCACCCAATAACTCTTAAATATTGCAGCAGACTGAGCTTTCTTTGATATTAGTGCATCAGCCTCTTGCGGTAACACGCTACCATCTTTAGCATACTTCAGTCCACTCTTATGATTAGCATATCTTCTAGAACGAGTGAAACCCATATGGAGATACTTCTTAGCCATGTCTGCCCCAACAAAATCACTCTGCTCCAGGTAATCTTCAAACATCTCATAGATTTTTTGTGCAGACACAATTGCTTTATCAGGTGTTTTAAATCGCCAATGAGCGAGAATCTCACTCTTATAAGGCTCACAGATTAGAACACCTTGCTGCCCTTTACCTATTTGGTAAAGGTGAGGGTTCTTTCTGTAATCGACTGTAGGGTTCCACTTCTTTAGATACTCTTCTCTGTTATAATTATCGCTTGCCACCGAAATACTCTACTGCGTAACCTTCTTCAATTAGTTGCCTGTTAATATTCGTTTGTTCCTGCCCATCTCCTGCATTCTGATCAGCAAAGATAGTGCCCAAATACCTTCCGTACTTACCTTTCTTGTTGGTTTGCAAGATAAGATTACCTTCATGCTGCTCCAACAATTCAGTAAGCCTCTTCTTGCTTGCTAATCCTCTAGCCTTTTCCTCCAGATCCCTAGTCCTACTCTCAGGAGTGTTAATTCCATACATCCTCACTCTGATTTTGTGTGAGATGTTGAACCCTAGGTCCACGGTACAGTCGAAGGTATCACCATCGACAAGGTGGTCTACTGATTTTATTTTATATTCGTACATTTTAATTCAAACTGTATTGGTAGGATGGATGGGACTCGAACCCACACTTGACAGATTTTAAGTCTGTTGCCTCTGCCGATTGGGCTACCATCCCATATATTTTTGCCAATCGTTCTCTGTTTCTAAGTATGTAACTATGCATGGCTCCCCGACGAGGACTTGAACCTCGGACCCTTCGGTTAACAGCCGAATGCTCTACCAACTGAGCTATCGGGGATAACACTCACTTCTTCTTCTTTGGTGTGGATGCTTTTACCATTGCTGCAACATCTTCTGGATGAGCAAAGATAGTATTCTTTAGCATCTCCCTAATGTTTTCAATCATGGGGATGTAGCTAGGGTCATCACTCTTCATCGGAATCACCCTCAACACCAAGAAGTTCTTTCAACTCTTTCTCAGCAGTAACCATCTCTTCTCGCTGTTCCATCATCTGATCCAGTTGAGATTTAAGCTGATTAACAGCACCGTCTAGTTGTTCAAGACCCTGTTCGGCTCCTTCCAACAATTTATTAAGATATTTTTTATTTAATTCATTCATAGTTTTTTTCCTGTCTTGGTAGGCCAAGCTGGACTTGAACCAGCGACTACAGCCTTATAAGGACTGCGCTCTAACCGACTGA